TTATGCAGATCCAAATAAATTTGGAGAAGGCTCAAGTCCTTGGTGCGAAGAAGGTCAATGGGTTTGTATTGGCCGTTATGCCGGAGCTCGATTTAAAATAGATGGCGGAGAAGTTCGTATCATTAACGATGACGAAGTTATTGCTACTATTATTGAGCCTGATGATATTAAACATGTCTAGAAAGAAGAAAGTCATTATAGGAAGACTGCGACATGCCAGAAGAACAGAAAATAGAAATAGGTGATTCGGAAGAATCTGAAGTAGCTATTACATTAGAAGAAGTTGAGGAAAAAGAAATTCCTCAAGCTCCTGTTGTAGAAGCTTCAAAACCTGAAGAAGAAACTAACTCTGAAGAGTTAGAAGATTACAGCGATGGCGTAAAAAAACGCATTGCTAAGTTAACAAAAAAGTATCGAGAAGAAGAACGTCAAAAGCAAGCCTCTATTCAGTTTGCTGAAAATGTTCGTAAAGAGAACGAAGATTTAAAAGCTCGTTTAAATAGTTTAGACGCAGGTTTTGTAAAAGAAGCGGATACTCGAATATCTTCTCAGATAGATACAGCGAAAAGAATTCTTAAAGACGCGCATGAATCAAATGACTTTGATAAAATTGTAGAGGCTCAAGAAGTTTTAGCCTCTTTAGCTGTTGAAAAGGATAAGGTTTCTAATGCTCAACGGCAAAGAGAAAGTCAGGCAGAAGAAATTGAAAACAAGCTTCCAGAGCCTAATCAAATAAAGCAGCAAGCCGCTCCACAACCAGATTTAAAAGCTCAAGAATGGGCGAGTAATAACTCTTGGTTTGGAGAGGATGAAGTTATGACTCAAGCCGCTTTTGCTATTCATCGTATACTGGTCGAAGACGAAGGATTTGACGCGCAGACTGATGAGTACTATAGTGAAATTGATAAGAGACTTATAAACGAGTTTCCACAGAAACTAGGTTCTAAGACTCAAACAACCGGGGGAAGCCGCAAAGTTGCGTCAGCCGAAGCTTCCGCATCCCGCAACAAGGGTGGACGCAAAACTGTGAAATTAACACCTTCGCAAGTCGCAATCGCCAAGAGGCTAAATGTACCTCTTGAAGAATATGCTAAATACGTGTGAGGAATAAAGTTATGAGTGAAACAGAAAACACAACTGTCAAAAAGTCTGCCCGGACGCCTAGAGCCAATCAAACACGCGCAGGGCAAGCGCGCCGACAACCGTGGAGGCCACCATCTGTATTGGATGCACCCCCCGCACCAGAAGGATTCAAACACAGATGGATTAGATCTGAAGTTATGGGTTTTGATGATCGTAAGAACATATCTGCCAGGTTAAGAGAAGGCTGGGAGCTGGTTCGAGGTGATGAATACCCTGATTTTGACATACCAACTGTCGAAGACGGCAAACATGCCGGAGTCATAGGTGTAGGAGGATTACTTCTGGCAAGAGTCCCGGTTGAAGTCGTGCAGGAACGTAACGACTACTTTCGCGGTGTAACGCGCGATCAAATGTCGGCTGTTGACAACGACTTAGCTCGTGAACAGCACCCAGCGATGCCTATCAGTAACCCTGACAGGCAATCTCGTGTAACTTTTGGCGGTCCTCAAAGCGAGGACTAGGAGAAAAAAATGGCTAATATTAATGGAAGTTTTGGTCTACGCCCTTTAAGTAAATTGGGCGGAGGGTCAAATTCCACTGGTCTTACAGGCTATACTCCTTATGAAATTGCTAGTGACAACACTGATAAAATATACCACGGACAATTGGTTATTCCTCTTGCTTCTGGGTACATTGACCACACAGCTAACGCTGCTGGTGGAACAGTAAGTCATCTAGGCGTTTTCCAAGGATGTCAATATGTCTCAAGCACCACTGGAAAAACAGTTTGGAGCAACTACTGGCCCGGTTCTGGGGCAGATAGTAATCATCCAGTTCAAGCATTTATAAATGACGACCCTAGTCAGCTATATGTGATTGCAACGGATGCTTCATGGACTAGTAAGGCAAATGCTCGTGCAAGTGTCTTTTTAAACGCAAACTTATCTACAGGTATAACAGGAACTGATGCTACAGGTCTTTCATTAGGACGTTTGGCTATCAGCACTCTTGCTACAACCAACAGTCTAGCACTTCGTGTTATGGGCTGGTTAGATGATGTTGAAAATGCTGATTTCGCTTCTGCTGGAATCGGTGCAATCGTTCGGTTGAATAACTCTTTCAATGCGCCTACGGGCTCCATTGCTGCGGGTACACCTTCAACCACTGGCGTATAGGAGTATATGAGAAATGGCTATAAGTAGAGCACAACTAGCTAAAGAGCTAGAGCCTGGACTCAATGCCTTATTCGGTATGGAGTACGCCAGGTATGATCAAGAAGACAAAGAGATCTATGACACTGAATCTTCAGAACGAGCTTTTGAAGAAGAAGTAATGCTGGCAGGATTTGGTTCTGCGCCAGTTAAGTCAGAAGGTTCTGCTGTGTCTTTTGACGACGCGCAAGAAGCGTATACCGCACGGTATACACATGAGACTATCGCTCTTGCTTTTTCAATAACTGAAGAAGCAATTGAAGATAATCTTTATGATCGTCTTGCATCACGTTATACAAAAGCGTTGGCGCGCAGTATGGCTCACACTAAACAGGTGAAAGCTGCTGCAACCTTAAATAATGCTTTTGATAGCACTTTTGCAGGAGGCGACGGCAAAGAGCTGTGTGCTACTGATCACCCTTTGGTGACAGGTAACACGCTTCGCAACGAGCCAAGCACTGCTGCTGACCTAAACGAAACAAGCTTAGAAAACGCACTTATTGACATTGCAGGATTTGTCGATGAGAGAGGTTTGAAAGTATCTGTTCGTGGATTAAAGTTGATTGTCCCATCTGCATTGCAGTTTGTTGCGGATCGTCTTCTTGAGTCTACACTTCGTCCGGGTACAGCGGATAATGACGTAAATGCTACTCGAAACATGGGGATGCTACCGCAAGGGTACGTTGTTAACCATTATTTGACAGACACTGATGCGTTTTTTATTAAAACAGATGCTCCTAGAGGATTTGTTCATTTTGAGCGTATGGGAATGTCTACCAAGATGGAAGGTGACTTTGACACAGGTAATGTTAGATTTAAGGCTCGTGAGCGTTACAGCTACGGGTACTCAGATCCACGTTGCGTATACGGTTCTCCAGGAGCCGCGTAATACTTTTAAAGTATGTGAAAGGGGGCATTGCGCCCCCTTTCTTTTTTGTGTACCCTCAATATAACTAGGATTTTTATAAGCTATAATTGACTGCCCTAGCAGACACTTATTATGACGTTATAGCGAAACCTTTAATAAGGAGGTCGGCCAAATGGCTAACACAACTTTTAACGGACCAGTTCGTTCAGAAAATGGTTTTAAAGTAATTTCAAAAAATGCGACTACAGGTGCTATTACAGACACGGCTGTAATTGCCTCTACAGGGATTGTAACTAACAAATACATCAAACATGTTGGTTTTGCCACAGGCGTAACGGTCAACACAACTGCTGGAGATAGCCCCACTATTGGTGAATTTACTCAACCAGCAAACACTATCATTACAGACATTAAAATATTTTGTGACGTTTCCCCTGTTATTGGAACTGGTGACATTGGTTATGAAGTTGGGACTGCTAGTTCTGGCGCACAAATTGTTGCTGCTCAAACGGATGAAATTTTAGATGGTGGTACAACTGTTGTTGCACACAATGTAACTGTAACCAGTTTGGTTCTTCAAACGCAGGACGACACTACTGCCCCTGCTTCTGTTCAATACACAGACACTGAAAGAACTATCTTCTGCAATATTACTAATACGGTAGATGCTACAACTGCGGGTTCTTTTACTTTTATAATTGAATACGTTCAAATAGCGTAAAGTAAACACGGTTTAGGTGGGCTTTGCCCGCCTAAATTGTAGGAGTTTTATATGTCAGATATTCAAGTAAAAACGTATACTAGCGGTCTTTCTGCTTCTACTGCGTCTATTGCGGCTTTACAAACAACAACCGGCACTGCTGCGATGACTTTGACCGATGCGGCTACCGCAGGAACTTTTCACACTACGGGTTTAGCCGCTAAAGTAACGCTAACTTCTGGTGGAAATATTTCAGGCGTAACTATAACGGTTACCGGAACGGACATTGCAGGAAATGCTCTGACTGAAGATATTACCGGGCCAAACAATACTACAGTTACTGGAACAAAATTTTTTAACACAGTTACTTCAGTTGCAGGAGATGGTTCTATTGGAACTAATACTTCTGTCGGAGTTGCCGCAGGAACTACTGGTGGTCAAGCCGTTGTTTTTGCAGGAAGAGCAAGGTTAAAAGGGTTTCACTGTACCACTGGCGGCACAGTTGCCAATATAACGTACTATGACGAATCTCCTATAAGCGGGACAAGCATTTTTTCAACTCAGGTAGCCACAACAACGCACGATTATATAGAGCCTTCTGTGCCAGATGATGGCGTTGTTTTTCCAAACGGGATTTATATAGATATTCCTGCCGGAGCTTCTGCAAGCATAACTACTTTTTATGCCTAGTGATTGCTAACGATTTTTTAAGGAGATAACAATGGCGACTTCTGGTTCGGTTGATTTTAATTTAGATATGGCCGAAATCACAGAGGAAGCCTTTGAGCGCTGTGGTTTAGAGCTTAGAACAGGGTATGATTCTAGAACTGCTCGTAGATCTATGAATCTTTTGTTTGCAGATTGGGCAAATAGGGGTTTAAATCTTTGGACAGTAGAACAAGTTACGCAGTCTTTAGCTAATCTTTCAGCAACTTCTGCGGTTACCTCTTATCCCGTAGGCACTATAACGGCTACGGTAGGAGCTTCTACTAATCTTAGCGTTGGAGAAACGATTACTGGGGGAACCAGTGGTGTAACGGCTTCTGTTATTACAAAGCCAAGTTCAACTACTATAACGATAACAGTTCCTTCTGGAAATTTTACAGCCGGAGAAACGATTACTGGCAGTTCAAGTAGCGCAAGCACAACAATATCGTCAGACCCAAGTTTAGCTAACAGTCAGGCCAGTGTGGACATGCTAGAAGCTGTGATTCGCAGAGATGGCTCTGATGTAATTATTACTCGAATTAATCGACAAGATTATTTAACAATTCCGGATAAGACTACTCAAGGAAGACCAACTCAATTTTACATAGATAGGCAGATAACGCCTACAGTAACAGTTTGGCCGGCTCCAGAAAATTCTACTGACCAATTAATATACTATAGAATCAAGCGCATAGAAGATGCAGATGCTGCAACTAACAATGCAGATGTGCCTTTTAGATTTTTACCTTGTTTGGTAGCAGGACTAGCTTATTACATAGCTATTAAGAAAGCCCCGGACCGAGTTCCGATGTTAAAGAGCATGTACGATGAAGAATTTCAACGTGCTGCGTCAGAAGATGCCGAAAGAACCGCTTTACGTCTTGTTCCGTCTTATTCTTCTTTGAGAATCTAACATGGCTAGGTTTGCTTCTGGAAAATACGCATTAGGCATTTCAGATAGATCTGGCAGGTCTTATAAGATAAAAGACATGATTATGGAGTGGAATGGTCTTTTTGTAGGCAAAGACGAGTATGAAGCTAAACAGCCTCAGTTAAATCCAAGACCTGTAAAAGCTGACCCACAATCTTTACGCATAAGCCGACCAGCCAGAGAAGAACCTGCTGTAGAGGTTTTGCTTCCATTTAATCCTTTTACTTCAGGTTCTAGTGGTTCAGCGGTAATTACCGTTAATGAACCAGGACACGGCAG